TATTCAACAGATGGATGGGGGAGTCAAATATTAACTGGTTCTAATTATGTATTTCAAACAGAAGGATTTTTACCTAATTATAATTTATATTGTTTTTCTATATGGTTTAACCCAACATCCATAATAAATTCTGGTTCATCTAATCAAACTTTGATGCAATTTTATTATTCTGTAAATACTGAAGGGGCATGGTATATTGGATTGGGGGCATCAACAGGAACTACGGGAATAGTAGATGAATATATTACTATTATTAATACTGGGTTAGAAACAGAAGGAGGATCCACAACAAACAGAAGAACAGCAATAGCTGATGGAGGAAATATACCCGCTGGTCAATGGTCTAATTTAACCTTTAATTGGAACCAGCAAGCCCTTAGATATGATTTTTATTTAAACAATATTAAATTTGAAAACTATATATCTTCTTCAGGAGCAAACTCAGGGAATGTAAAAGCCTTAGGTACTGATTCAAGAATTACAGGAAATGATTGGAAACAAGCAAATGATTTAGTCTTAGGAGGATTAATTGGGGGAGCATCTGGAGTCTCAGGTAATTCAAGAACATATTTTAATGGAAAAATTAGTTCTTTTTGGGCATACCAAGATATATTAACACCTGATGAGTTAACTTATAATTACAATTTATTTTTAAATAGATATTCTTAATATGTCATCATATAAAATAGATAGGTTTATAGGATTAAATACAAGTTCATTATTTAATCCATTAACTGACCCTTTAACAGGACATGTTAGTATACAATATCAAAGATTAGTATATGATTCAATAAAACAACTCTATTATTCAAACTTTTTAAATTCAACATCAAGTTATGGTTCTCCTGTAAATACATCTAGTTTATTTCCTGGAAATGATATATTAGGAAACGTTTTGGTTGGCACAACATCATCAGCAGGTAGATATTGTAATTATCCACAATCAACATTAACTTTTAAAAAATCATTTCCTACACAAGATGGCTCTCAAATAGGGGTAATATCTATTCCTGAGGCCTTATATGGTAATTATATTCAACCAAACTCATTTTTTATAAGTTGTGCTTCTGGTTCAATTTATGATGATGGACAGGGTAATTTAATAACTCAAAACAATCAACAAATTTGCGGAAACATATTTTATGGACATGGAATAGCGGTAATAACAGATGTTAATTCTTCTTTAAGTGCTTTATATGCTACTTCTTCTTATGGTTCCTCTATTTATGGTTCTGGTCAAGCAGATATATTAAATGCTTTTATAAATTCTTCAAATATTACATGTTCATTTTCCTCTTCTTTAACTATTTATGAAACTCAATACAAATGTACATCAAGAGAAAATGAATTTAATTTTAGTCAAAATCCATCAATTTTATCAGGTTCATCCAATGATGTATTATATGATTTTGCAACCGGTTCTTATTTCCAACCATATGTTACAACGGTAGGATTATATAATGAACAACAACAACTATTGGCAGTAGGTAAATTATCTCAACCTTTACCTTTACCTGCAACAACTGATGTTACAATTTTAGTAAACATAGATAGATAATATGTGGATATATAAAGAAAAAGTTATAGAAAAAATAGAAGATTTTGGAGATATTACCCCATTTGGTTTTATATATATAGTTACTCATCTACCTACAGGTAAAAAATATTTAGGAAGAAAAGTATTATATCATAATGTAAAGAAAAAACTAACCAAAACCGAAATCTCAGAACATAAAGGACCAGGAAGAAAACCAACCACAAAAACTGTAATCAAAGAATCGGATTGGAAAACTTATTACGGGTCTTCAAAATTTATCTTAGAATTAATTAAACAAAAAAAACAAGATGAATTTACTAGAGAAATATTACAATTAATTAATGATAAAAAATTATTAACTTATTATGAATGTAAGTATTTATTTATAAATGAAGTTTTGGAACATCCTGATAAATGGATAAATGATAATATTCAAGGACGTTTTTACTCAAAGGATTTCTTATGATATTTATAATAAACCCATTAATATGAAACCATTTGATTTAAAAAAATATCTAGCTGAAAATAAATTACTTCTAGAAATTAAAGATGGAATCGAAGTTACGAAAAAAAATGATGATGAAATGGGTGTAGATATTTATAGTAATGGAGAAAAGATTGGTAAAATAGGAATGGATGGTGATGGTATTGGAAATAGTTATACAATAGTAGGGGCTGATATAGATAAAAAATATAGAGGAAAGGGTCTTTATCAAAAAGCCTTATTACAAATATTAGATAAATTTCCATCCATATCAATATATTCTGTATTCCGTTCCCCAGAAGCATCAAGGGCTTGGATTGCATTAAGAGATAAAATGGATAATTCATATGATGTATTTACATCTCGTCAGGATGGGGAAATAGTATATAAATTAAAGAAGAAGAAATAAGAAATATTTATAATTAAGCTTGGTAAACCAAGCTTTTTTTATTACATTATATCTATGCTGAATCAATCTTTGATTGCATTAGTTAATTCTGTTTTAGGGAAAGGCAAACCAACATCAAGAGGAAACTATGCCTATGTATGTCCTTTTCATATATCAAATCCTCCTGGTAAGAAAAATTTTGAAATAAATTTTACAGAAAACAAAGAAGGAATTAATAAATGGCATTGTTGGGGTTGTAATGCTAAGGGTACTAAATTAAGTACCTTATTTAAACAATTAAAATTAGACAATGATAAAATATCTCAATTAAAACCCTTAGTAAAACAATATTCTGGTGAATATCAACCTACAATTGAAACTAAAATTGAATTACCTAAAGAATTTAAATCATTAACCAATATACAACAATCAGATATTATTGGTAGACATGCTCTAGCTTATATTAAATCAAGAAATATAAGTGAGGAAGATATTTTAAAATACAATATTGGTTATTGTGAAACAGGACCTTATAAAAACATGATTATTGTTCCTTCTTATGATAAAAATGGAACTCTAAACTATTTTACAGGTAGATCATTTGAAAAAGAACCAAAGATAAAATACAAAAACCCTACTTCTTCACGAGATATCATTCCTTTTGAATTATTTATAAATTGGGATTTACCGTTTATTTTATGTGAAGGACCATTTGATGCAATATCAATTAAAAGAAATGCTATACCTTTATTAGGTAAAAATCTACAACCCCAACTGATGAAAAAAATAATAAAATCATCTGTTGATAAAATATATATAGCCCTTGACAAAGATGCTCAAAAACAAGCATTAAAATTTTGTGAACAACTTTTAAATGAGGGTAAAGAAGTTTATTTAGTGGATATGAAAGATAAAGACCCTTCTGATATGGGCTTTAAAACTTTCATAGATACAATATCAGAAACTTATCCTTTAACCTTCTCAGACTTATTGAGAAAAAAATTAACCTTATGAGTACAATTAAACACACATACAATAGAATATTAGAAATATCTGATGATTACCAACAAATAACTTTACCTGATGCTCGTTATTATAGAAGAAATGGTAAATATTATCCTTCTATAACACATGTATTAAGTGTTTTTCCCAAAGGAAAACAATTTGAGGAGTGGCTGAAAAATATGGGGAGATCAGCTGATTATGTTGTAAAAAAAGCAGCAGAAGAAGGAACCAAAGTCCATGAAATGGTTGAACAATATTTAAATGGTCAAGAGGTTAAATTTTTAGACAAATACAATAACCCAAAATGTGATGTTGATGTATGGAAAATGTTTTTACGTTTTGTTGAATTTTGGGAAACTTATAATCCAAAACTAATTGAAACCGAGGTACATTTATTTTCAGATGAATTTGAGGTAGCAGGTACTTGTGATTTAATTTGTGAAATTGAAGGTAAAATATGGTTAATTGATGTCAAAACCTCAAACATGATGCATGATACTTATCCATTACAAACCTCAATTTATGGGCAATGTTATAAAGAATGTTATGGAGTAGATATAGAAAATTATGGTATTTTATGGTTAAAATCATCCAAACGTAAATTCAAAAAAGACAAAATGACAGGTAAAGGTTGGGAAATGGTATTGCCAGAAAGATCTCAAGAGGAAAATTTAGAAATATTTAAATTAATCAAAAAATTATTTGATTTAGTTAACCCCAATGACATACCTGAATTTACAACATATAAAACAAGTGTGAAAAAGAATTTGTAAATCTAAATTTTCTTTTATATTTTATATATTTATGACATATTAATAGACATGAAAGACATAATTAGAATGAACCAATTAGCCGGTACTATTACCGAAGATCAAGCCAAAAAAATGATAGCTATTTTAAATGAAAATAAAAATGTAGCTAAATCTCATTTAAACGAAGCTTCTGAATCAAAAAAATTATTTGATTTTCCTGAAGGTGAAGGATCACAAGATCACTTAAACTATGAAAAACTAGGCTATACAGTTGTAATGGATGACTCAGCAAACGATATATTATCTGCAGAGTTAGATTTAACAAAATATGATTGGATGGCTGTTCTTTCATCATTAGAAGATGCAGCATATTACAAATTATACCCTAGCTTAGAATATAATGGAGAAACTTACGGTTATAAGGAAGCTTTAGCATTAGCAGATGAAAAAGCAGCCGGAGATACTTATAATAATAAAGGTATAGGTGCTAGTAGTGGTAAATTTTAATAAACTATAAAAAACATTAAATTTAAGGGATTGGTTATCCAAGCCTTTTTTATTATATTTATGGCAAACCGTATCCATGATTGGACTGATATCATTATTGAAAGAAATTCAAGGTAAACCTAAAGCTATTTTTATGGCTGGGCCTGCTGGTTCAGGAAAATCATATATTGCAAAACAATTAATACCTTCAAATTTTAAAACAATAAATGTAGATGATACCTATGAGGAACTACTAAAAACCTCAGGAATTGGTATGAAATTAGCTCAAATGTCTCCTGAGGAGCTACAGAAAGCAGCTCAATTAATGGCACAAGCTAGAAAAACCACAGACCAAAAATACAAACAATTAACATCCCAATTAAATAATATTTTAATTGATAGTGTAGGAGGTTCAGCAAATGTCATTGCAAAGAAAAAACAAGAACTAGAAAATTTAGGTTATGATACGGCCATGTTAATGACTTATGTTTCGCCTATAACGTCTTTAGAACGTAATAAACAGCGAGACAGGTCATTGTTGCCGAGTATTGTGTTACGTTCTTGGCGTGATGTAAATACAAATATAAACGCATATAAACAAATGTTTGGAGATAATTTTGTTTTAGTTAATAATGAAATTAACCCAAAAACACAAGAATTTGACCCAAATTATATTTATCAAACTTTTATTAAACCCTTAGGTCAAGTTGGTAAAGTAAAATCACCTGAAGA